AGGCCATGTAATGCTCCTTTTGATCCCTGACCATCAACCGTGCCAGAAATATCGTAACTATCACAACCAAATGCCCCCATGTGTTCATTACCTGGATACTTAACACCATTCTTAAGTACAACTCTATTTTGTAATTCCATTTTGGGAACCCAACTAACTTTAAATCTACCTTGTTGATCTGGGTAAAATATAACCTGTGTATCTTTCACGCCATTCACCCACTGGAAATTACCTTTAGTAACCCCAAGAGTTCTAGACATTTCTTCGTTATAATCTATTTGCTCATATATCTTGACCAGATTAAAAATACTCCCTTTCGCTTCATCTCTAAAAGCGTGCTCAGTAGTCCTTGGAAATTGTCTATAAAACTCGTTTAAAGCATCGTGATCTCCTTTTAAACCATCAGCTTCATTCTGCCAATGTTCTATAATTCCTACGTCTATTAGTTCACCATCTGGACCGAACACATCGCTGTCTGGTGTATCAAAAACTGGAAGTCCATACTCGTTAATAAATCCTTCGTAGTTCCATTCCATTGGGATAAACAAAGAATATAAACCAGACTTCGTTTGGCCATTTCTATTTCTCTTGGTGACATCTGACGCGTTATATAATTTCTTAAAATTGTCTCCACCTTTGTCTAGTGCGTTTGAAGTGCTACCCATCATACATTTACCGATAATCCTACTACCTAATCGTAAACATGTTTTTGTAACTCTCCAGTTATTTAATATATTATCGGGTCTTTCCCACTTGCCACTTTCATCGTGTACTAATAGATTTAGTTTTTCACCATCATAACTATTGTCTCCGGTATTCTTCCAATCAATAGTTGTATCTAATCCTTGTATATCCTCTAACTTTTCGTTAGCTATAATTTTCTTTCTTGTAAATTTACTAGCAGGTACTCTATATGCTAATTCAGTTTTTGGGCGATCCATACCATCTTGAATCGGTTTAAAAAAGAATGGGTAGTTTATACTTATTGGAACTACCTTGTCAGTAAACATCTTTTTAGCATCCGCCCCTGTTTTAGATAACACACCATACCTACTATCGGTTGCAAGGGTGGCTAAGTTAACTGTCTCTGCAGATGACATGAAAGAAAACCCTGAACGTCTGTTCTTTAAATAGCATATACCGTAGCATCTTTTATCCGCTTTACATGCCTCCCAAAATATATAGAACAATCTATTTGCCTCTCTAAAATCTGGAGCACCAACATCAATTTTACTCCATTGTAGATACATATAATGGGTTCCTACTATATAAGTAGGTTTACCTTTGTTTATAAACCAAAACCCTTCATCTCTTCTTTTAAACTCTTCATCTATATAATCGAACCACTGATCTTTGTTCTCATCCGGATAATTTCTCCAATCAAAGATACTTTTAATATTCTTTAATCCTTTAGGGTATTCTGCTTTAACCCACTTATCTTTCTCGTGTTTATATACTTTTTTAGGTACTTTAGGTAATGCTATCCTAAGATTTTGGATTTCAAGGATTTCACCAATTTGACCAGTTTTTGATATAACGATAACATCATGTTCTTTATTGTATCCATATTTCCATTTTTTACCTTTGTTAAGTCTACTAATAGTAGTTCTTTTTATAGGTTCTATTATTTTAACTAAACTTTGTTCGTACATTATTTAGATCTACCTTCTGCGAATCCTCTAAAGACTTTTTCCTTGCTCTCTTCAAGTGCTTTTCCCTCAAGTAAGTTCTCTTCCTCTTGAATTCTGTTAAGTATTTCAAATGCGTCAAATATAGCTAGTTTTTTAGTAGCTGCAGCATTCTTTAATCTATCCGCTGATATATCGTCGTCTGAATCTACAATTGGTTCCTTAGCGACTTTAATCAGTTCTTCAACTGCTTTCTGCCCAGCTTGGATTATATTCTTCTTCGTCTCCTTGATATTCATATTTGATCGTGATAAAATTAGATAAAACTCTATATAATCGTTCTTTATCGATTACAAACTCATATTCACTACTTGGTCTGAAACCAACTAGATCCCCTTCTTTAACGGTACCATCTGAATATTTAACAATACCAATTAAAGGTTTTTCTGCATCAATATTAAATTGATCTTTAGCTTTTAAAGGTTTTACAAAACAAAATCCTTTTGGAGCGTTCCATTCACCATTTCTTTTATATAAAAAGATTTGGTCTTGGGTTATAAAGTAAGTGGATTCATTAAAATAACTTCTACTATTCTTTTCAATACCTTTTACGTTATGCCATCTGCGGAATACGTTATGATGTATTATAACTTCATCTCCTGGTTTAATATCTGTATCACCAATTATTGGAACGGATATAACTTTTGCAATTCTGTTTACAAATTGATGGTTGTAAATCTCAGTGTTTAATATAAGGTCTCCACCCTCAACTTTTTTAGTATTGTTATATCTTTCTCCTATTGGCGTTACAACAAAATTGTAAACACTTTTCATTATTCTAAATCTTTTAACTTAAGATCTATTAAAGTATTAACCCCAGATTTTAGAACTTTTCCTTTAATACCTTCGAACACATCTGGTACACCGTCTTTGTTTTTATCTGGCATATTGTTTATTTGAGCAGTAATTATATTTTTTATGTCACTCTTATCTATATCTGCTTTTTCTAAATATGGTTTAAAACCTGACAAATCTATTTTTCTAACTTCATTTAATGTACTCACGGGATCTTCTCCAAGTTTTTTCCCAATTAAAGGTTTTGCGACTCTAATTACTTCATTTTGAAAACCCACTAAATCTTTATTAGGTAATGATGTTAGTTTGTCAAAAGTATCTCCACCAGCTTTTTTAGCGGTTTTAATAAACCGTACATCTTGTGCATATTTTTCTTCATCAGATACCTCTCTTGGTTTAGTACCAGTTTGTTCCCACTTACCACTTTCAGTTTCACTAAAAACAGGGGCACGTCTTACATCTCCTTTACCTGAAGGATCTATATTATATAATTCTCTTCTTTCTTCTTCAGTTTGAGCTGTTTGTCCTACGTACTTACTACGATCTTTTTCAGTTATAGGATAGATATGTCCCATTTCAAACCTTAGTTTATTTAGTCTTTTAGCTAGATCCATATCGCTTCTACTAACATCTGATGGAATAATTGTTGATGTCTTTTGCTTAAAAGGATTACCTTTCTGTGTATATGCCATAATTAGTATTCTAGATTATATTCGACGGATACTGCCATATTCTTGTTAAAGTCTTTCCATGGGAGGACATCTTTATCTTTCCTAATATAAACAGAAAACTTATTTTCTTCTTCTATTATATCACAGATTTTATGTCCACCATATACCTCTTGACCAACAGCATAGTGCATTGCATCATTTTTATAATCTTTACCTACACTAATCTTCCTTATTAACTTCGCCATTTTCTGGGGGATAGTTTATAGTACCTGTTTGAATATCAATATCAGCAGTGCCATATTCTTTTTCAAAAGTTTCTCTTATTTTTCCAATACTTTCTTGCGAAACAGATATATGATGTAACATCGCGTGTTTTTTACCTTCCATCATACCTACTTCCATCTGTAATCTATTTATCTCATTGATAACATCTTGAACTTCTTTTAATTGTTCGTCAGTGATTTTTTCTACTTTTGGTTTAAGATCTACGATCTTTTCTGCTTTTAATGTTTTTCTTTTTGCCATTTTATTTAATTTAAGTTAATTTATTTATTAATAATCTTGACTTTCTATATAGTCAAATAATTGTTCTCTTTGAGTTGAATCTACCGCAGTGCCATCGTAAATTATGACATCTTTCATATATCCATAAAATTCATCACTATTATCTTTATCAGCCATTAAATTACTTACAGTTACTTCAGCTGGATCTTGTAACTCACTACCAAAAGCAGTTCCAGTAGCTGTGCCATCAAAATAACCTGAATCTTCTCCCCTAACATAAATATTTATATTCCCTGTAGATCCATCACTTCTAACTATCAATATAGTTATATATTTATCAGTTTCTATAGTACCTGATCCTAAAGTGAAATCTCTATTAGTATTATCTATCTTCACTCTTATCACGGTATTGCTATTAAATCTCATAAATTCAGTATCAGCAGAACCCATTAAACATATACTAGAGAAATAAGTTGGTCTAATTCTAACTGCTATAGTAAAATCTGTATTTACATCAAAAACAATATCTGAAGAAAGGTCAAAATGTTTACTACCATTTGAATAAACCCCACCTAAATCAGCAGCATCTGTTTCCCATAAAGGTTTGTCAGCAGTAGTTGTTTGTACCGCGTTTATACTTGTCCCACCAAAAGCGTTCCAAGCATTTACTTTATCTTCATCATCCATATCGCCAGCATTAGAACTATGACTTATAGCACCACCACCATCTGCTTCATCAGAGGTTATATTGGTGTTAACTTTTAACCAAAGTACTAAATTATCAATGTTTGAAGGAGCAAACGTATCGATACTACCACCTGTTGATAAACTATTTCCTAATCCTAACATTATTTACCGAAATAACAGATTAGTGGAGCAGCAGAAGGAACAATATGTGTCCATCTACCGTAGATAGTAACTCCTGATGGATACGCAACTCCAGCAGCTTCTGTACCTCCAGCGCCATGAAATTCATCAAGGAAAACTAAGTCTTGAGAACTTGGTGTTATTTGAGCAGATAATTTTAAAGTGGCTGTACCTCCAGTATAAGCTGTAACATAAACCCCTTGTTTATTTTCTCCATTATATATTGGAACTGGGGTTTCCGCTTCATCAACATCTATACCAGTTCCCTCAGCGTCAGCAGTATCTACTAGTAGTACATATTGACCAACTTTAATCTTTAAATTCTCAGCTCCAATAGTTATAGCCGCACCTGCCGCGTAAGTACCATTTGTACATGTTGCACTTGTTACACCATTAAAGTTCATAAAACGATCTGCAGCAGCAACAACATCAGTTGTACTTCCACTTATATAAGGAAAACTAGGTCCACCTTGTGTTCCATGTTTTTCAGACACTAATGTTGTCGGTGTATTTTCAGCTAAAAATTGAATAGCACATATTACCATGCCTTGTGGTGGGATTATATCTTTAGCACCATTACTAAACACGCTACCCATTTGCCCGAATCCATAAGAGACTTCTGTTGAATTTATTCCCATAATTTTATTTTTTTACTTTTTCTAGTGATCTACCGCCAAAATAGGCACCGATCACGGTTATTAATACTAATTGTAATAGATCCACCCAAGAGGCTTTAACTTCAAAAGAAATAACTCCAGC